TGCTCTGCTCCTGCACATGCTCTATTCAAATCTATTAAAAATAGGTCTTCTATCTCATCTGCTGTTATTTTAACACCAGGTTTAAAACGATCTCTTTCGTGTGGCTGTACCAAATGTCCTATAGCAATAGTGGCTTTGCCTAGCGAATCTAAATAAACTTCGTCCCTACAACCTTCATGGTCACGGATCCGTGCCTTCAATTCATCAGTAATTTTTATCTCATTCATTTTCCACCTATTCCCCAATGTATTTCATGAGGATCTTTTTCCTTTCTTTTAAATATAAGTGAACTAATTAAGTTCTTTATATGTGTTAATATTCTCATTAGTCTTACGAAACGATGCCACTATATAATTTATCTTTTTGTTGTTCAAGATAATTTAAATATTGATCAGCTAATTCTGGTTTATTCTCAAACTTAACAATACCTTCTGTTAAAGATTTAATTTCATTTGGTTCAATAGTTTCCCCTACTTTGTCTTGTAGGGTTGCTAAATAGTTATCATAAGATTCTGGATTATCAGATCGAGGAGCATATATATTTAAAAAGTCATCTGTGGTTTTTCCTTCTCCAACAATCTCAGCGACTCTATCTATCCCTGCTGTTATTCCTTTATCTAAAGTATCAAACGAGGCAAACCTAGTTCCTTCTTGTCCACCATATCCAGGTTCGGCTCCTTCTTGTCCTCTAAATTCTAAATTAAAAGGATTGTTATAAGGAGTGAACGATACTTGATCGTCTGTCGCTGTTAATCCTGTATCTATCTCTACGTCTCCTGTGTATTGACCAGAAATAATTTGTTGAGAAATTTGATTAACTATTGATTGAATTTGAAGAGCCTCATATCCTTGTCTCTCTAGTTCCTCTTTTAGGTCTCCAATAGTGCTATTACTTCCTGGTATCTTTGTACTGTTGGATAAAGGTTCTTGTGTTGCAGGATCATCAACAGTTAGGATGCCTGACTTTTGTAAATCTTCTTTTAACTGACCAGACTCTACATAACCAATATCTATGGGGTCTAGTTCTTCTTCTGTTGGTCGTCTCATATCTACTGTTGGACCAGCAGTTCCAAAAGTACCAATAGGTTCATTAACAAATTCATCTAACTTATTTGTATCAATACCAAGAACACCGCTTGCATCAGCTGCAAAAGAGTTTGCATCTCTTGTTGCTTCAAGAGCCAGTAGCCTTGAATTATTAACAGCTTCGACTTGAGGAACTTTAGAGGCGTAAGGATATTTATCGGGATTATCAAATATCTCTTGTTGTACAGAATTTAATTTATCATAGTCTTTGTTGGCTTTACCTAATGCATAATCAGCTATACCTTTAACAACACCTAATATTCCTATACTACCTTCGGACAATCTTTCTCCTACAGCAGTTCCAAATTGACTTAGACCATACATAAAGTCTCCACCTATTTCTCTAAGAGTAGGTCCATACTTTTGAGCTAGTTCCATTTCCTTTTGAACTAATGTCTTACCGCCAGGTGTAGCTGCTTGAAATAAATTTGTTGTGCCTCCTACTAGCTTTGTCTTTGTAGGATCAGCTTTGAATTTTTCATATTCTTGTTCTTGTTTTAATCTTCTTTCAAAACGGTCAGCAGTGATATCTCTTCGATCTCCAAAAAATTGAGTACGTTTAATTTCTTTTTGAGCAGCTTGTGATCCTGCTGCTCCCGATTGACCAGATGCAAAAGGGCTAGATGCTCCTGTTGTTCTCTTAGGAGAGCTAAACGATTGTGATTTAAAAGATTCCTGTTCGCCTGGTACTGCCATTATGTATTCCTTCTAGCTATCTCTTCCAATAGCGTGTCGTCGCCTATTATATCTCGTGCTAAAGGAGAATCAAGGCTTAGTCTACCGGTGACCGTGGTCCCTGCTCCTCCCGAACTGGTCACTGGACCAGTGGTCGTGGGCGGTGCTTCGGGGACAATCTCTTTAATATTAAAGCCCTCGGGTACAATAAAGGTAGAATCAAAGTCACCATCGTTAACATTAATTTTCATATTATTTTTTCTAATTTTCATGATCTCTGGATACGCTAGATTAAATGGATTGACTATGTCTCTACCTAATTCTTGTCTTAGTTCTCTAAAGTTTTGATTAAATGCCTGCCTTACTCCCTCTCCTGGAGTATATGGTAGGTATCTTCCTGTAATTATAGATTGTCTTTCAGCTTTTGTGACACGACCTAATTCTTTTAAAACTTTTCCTCTTTTAGCACCTAACAATAATGCGTCTTTGTATAGATTGTGCATCTCTTTAAAGTTTTGAAATCTTACTCTCTCCGATTTGACGTATTGATTCACGATTTCAGCAGGGGAAATAAGACCACCTTTTAATACATCACCAACGAATGATGCTCTCGCACTATCATTCTTTTTATTAAAGTCAGTAACGATAAAAGGCATCGCTTTAATTGGGTCAGCTTCTATCGCTCTAAATCCAAAGATACCACCGACCTCGTCACTCATATCAAAAACTTGTCCATACTTATCTGGTCGTTTATCAGTCAAACCAAATGTTCCTGCTTTAAATAATCTATTTATCTGGCTTACTGAACCGGGGGCGAATGTTTCTAGAACGTGCATTCCTCCCTTATAAATTTTTTCTCCTGTAGAATCTCCTGCTCTAAATACTTGTCGGCCATCTCTTGACCTTCCGTTTCTGGCAACGATGTCCGCAAAAGCTTCAAAGAAAATAGACTCTGAGATAAAAGGTTTTGATAATTCAAAGAAGCTGACTGCTCCAGCATCTAGTAAATATTTATTTAAACTTTCTCCTGACTGTTGTCCTTTAGCTGCTTCATTAAGAATTGTATTTACAGGTCTAACTAATGTGTCGTATGGAAAGATATAACTTAAATCCATATACTTTACTTTACCTGTTTCTTCATCTTTACTGACGGGCATTAATAAACCGTTGGTTGACCAAGAAGGAACAAAACTTCTAAGTGCTCTCATCTCATCATCAGTCATATTAGCTAATGATTTACCAAACTCTACTAAACCCGCAGGAACAACTGCTGCTGTTGTGGCAACACCCGCTAATCTTCGAAGTCCTGTTTGCTTAAATCCTTCAACTTGTAGTTCTCTTAAGCCTCTTTGAATAGTGTTGTAACCTGTTCTAATAATCTCAGCAGGGAAGGCAACAAAAGTACCGAGAGGTAGTCTTCTTAATGTTTTGATAAACTCTCCCACATATTCGTAGTTAGGTATGTTGTGTTTTGTAATCTGAGCAGCCATATTCTCATAGAAAGTTTCTAATAATTTGTCTCCTTCTAGTCGAACACCTCCAGTCATATTTAAGAATTTACCGTCAGGACTTACATCAACTACTCGATCAAAGATAGGATCGTCCCTTGTTACTTTTCTACCAAGAAGTTTACTGTATGCCATGAGGTTTTTAGGATCAAAAATATTGTCTGCTGTCACCCCTAATTTATCAAAGTTATTTTTGACAGAGATTAGTTCTGCTTCGAAATTAAAATTTTTCCATAGATTGTCTTCAGCTAGATAAGCACGTCTTGCTTTCTCTGCTAATTTAGAAACGCTAGTTAAAGTTTTATTCATGCCTTCATTAAAGTTGCCTGTATAAAAATCTGTCCCTACATCCTTCGCTAAACGATCTTGTTCTCCAGCTACAGGGTTTGTACCATTAATTCCTAAACGAGTGTTTCTTAATCTTCTTGCTTTATCTAATGCGCTGTTGCCTGTTACATCTTTTAAAGCAGCTTTAAAAAGTCTTGCTGTTTGAGCAGGGTTTTGAAACAAAATATTACCATTCATGGTGGTGAACAAAGCTGCTGATATCACGTTTCGAACATGAGTAAAAGGAGAGTAAATAGTTTTAGCTTGTTGAGATAAGCTTTTTGGTATTAGCACCATCCACTTGTATAGATTGTTTAAAGTATTATCAGCTAAAGCTTGATCGCCACTATTAATTGCATCTGCTACAGCTTTAAAAGTAAATTTACCATCCAACACACTAGGAACAATGTCAGCATTTTTTGTTTTAATAGGAACAATATCATCGGGATTTATATACACATCTTTGTATTCTGGTAAATATTTTATTGCATCAATGGCATCTTGCCTTGAATCAAAAAACAAAGTGCTTTTCACTGCTCTACCTGATTTCGGTATGACACTAGGTTTTAAACTATCTTGATAAAGTCTATTGTGAGTTTGAAGTTGAGCCATAATTTGTGCTTGCTTTGAGTTTGTGTTAGCAACATTGTAAAAAGGATCTTCTATTTCACCTAACAGCTCTTTAATAACTGGGTTCTTTAAAGTTCTTTCTTTAAATACTCCCTCATCTAATTCTATTTTCGCTTCATCTTTTAATAATTTTTTAAAACCTGCCATGCCTATGTCAGGCTTTTCAAACAAACTTCTACCTCTAGTGCTCACTATTAGTTCCACTGCATCAGCAGCTTTTTTCGGAGCAGTGTTTTCAAAATAATCTTTAGCCATACGATCTAGTTCTTCTTCAATTGCTTTTTGTTTACTTATTTTTCTTTCTCTCTCCATTAGAGGATCTCGTCTTGAAGTCATAGGTTGTGTTTGACGTTGCGCTGCTCTTCTCTCCACTGCATCCACTGCAGCTTTTTTTGTTCGCTCACTATTTTTCCAAGCTTGAGTTATGGCTGTTCTATAAACACGTTCGGCTTTTCCAATTATTTCTGCTGTAGGTTTGAATTCTCCACTAGAGAATAGTTTATTTACTAATCCTTTTTCTGTTTTAAATATTTTATATTCTCTATTCATATATTTACCTAACTGACTAGAAAATGTGTCGCTTAATTCTTCAAGCGTTTTTTTTATTTCTTCTACATTTCGTAATTCTTTTTGAGGTAAACTAGCCTCATCAAGAACATCTTTAGCCTCTTTAATTAAAGGTTTTAAAAAAGATTCGTTAAGCCTTAAAGAGTTTAGATCTATTTGATATCTACTTTCATATAATAAATTTTCTAGTTGTGTTATGTCATCATCGGTCGCTTTTAAGGTATTTTTCATATAGTCGTGAAGTCTTTGTCTTTTTTGAAAAGCAGGATTGTTGACTTCAATTTCTTTACCTCTAGCATTAACTTTTGTTTTTGTTCTTGGAATTGAGTAAGAGGTATTTGCTGCAGGACCATCAACAATAAGTCCTTTTTCATCAACTACAAAATCTGTTTTTTTGAAATCACCAAAATCTTTTAATCTTTGATCTATTAATTTTGTAAACTTAGTAAATACTTCTTGTTTATCTCCGCCTGCAACCTTTAAGCCTTGCTTTGCAATCTTCTCTGCAAGTTGTCCTAGATCCTCACTTATCTGTTGAGACTTTAAAACAAATGTTGTTGCTGCTTGATCTCCGTCTTTTAAAATATTAAAAGCTCTACCTCCTAGTACACCATCAGAGGTGAGTTTATTTAGCCCTGCACCTATTTTACTTTGAATAGGACTACGGTCAAATTGTCTAGCTAAAGGAGTCGCTTTCACTGCTTTAGATATTCCAGCTATAGTAGCTCCAAGACCTGCGCCAACGGCTCCACTTTCCACTGCAAACTTGAAACGATTGGTGAATTTTCTAAAGGCTTCATCTCTACCTTCTAGTCCTTCTCTTTTATCTGTTTCTGTAGGACCTCCAATTGTGTCTCCAATTGTTCCAAAGTCTTCGGTGTATGCTAATCCTTCACCAACGGTTGATCCTAATAATCCTCCGCCACCAATTTTTAATTTACTTTTTAAATCTAATTTAAATAAGTCTTTATCAATATCTTGTCTTTCTCTTAGACTTTTTCCAACAACATTTTTATCTAAATACTGACCTGTTCTTTTTGCATTAACTGCTTTCTTGGCAAGACCTGCACCTATTCTATAACCTGCAACTCCAGGTATACCTAACTGTATAAGTCCCTCAGTTAGTTTCCCTGTTAAAGTTTGTTCGGCTACTTCTTCGAAAGGGTTTATCTTATCAAAAAACTCTTCAACACCTGTGGCTGTGTCTGTATCTAATCCTAAATCAATAAGTTCTGCTCCTAAAGAAACAATACCTTCTGGTATTTTTAAAGCACCTGATGCTATACCTGCAAAGAAAGATTTAAAAAAGCCAGGAGACTTATCTTCTTTTGCCTCCTCTTCTTCGTTTAAAAAATTTTTTATTTTTATTTCGGCTTCTTGTTGAGAAAGTCCGTCTTTTAGTTCAAACTTTTCGCCTTGATATTCATAGATGGCCATAGCCTAGCCTCTCTATGTTGCCCTTTTAACTTCGGGCTCATCTGGTTTAAACATAGGTGTACCAAAGTCTTCTTCAATAGCTTTATTTGCTTTATTTCTTGCTTCATCTCCAGCACCTAATTCTGCTTCATAAAATCTTAAATATTCTTTGTATGCTTCATTTTTTAATTCAGTAATAGTCTTACCTGATTTTTGAGCAAACACTTCTTCTGCTTTTTCCAAAGCTTTTTCTCTAGAAAATCCCTCATTGACATAATCTTGAACCAATTGACCAAAATTACCAACCTTTTGAGTTCTAGCCACCTCATCCTCTGCACCTTTGATTGCTAGCATGTCGATTGCTCTTTCATCTTTTAATGCTTCTCTACCTAAAGCTGCAAAAGTTTGTAATGGATCCTTAGCAGATTTAGCAATCTTTTCTGCAAATGTGCCTCCTCTGGCAGACGCTAGATTTAAACCAAACTGTGCTAGTTGAAGTAGTCCTTGTTGTTTTAATCCTTCTTTAGGGTCTCCTAAAATCTTTTTATAGATATCAGATCTTTCTCTTACCATAGCTTCTAGTTCCGATAGTTTATCTTTTTCAGGTCCAAGAGGATCTCTATCGTTTTCTTGTTCTTCGATTTTTGTTTTTATTTCAATATCCTGTCCCGGTCCTTCTTGTGTTAGTAAAGTTTCTCTTACCTTTTCAGTGTCTCCTGTTTTAAGAGCATCTGTAAGTTCTGTTGGCACAGGAGTTGCTTCTTCTTTAATCGCAGTTACTTCTTGTTGTTCTTGGACTAATTGAGATTTTAAATTATTCAACTCAGCTTTGTCAGCAGAAGCGTCTATCCCGTTCGCTTCTTTATACGCAATTGTTTTTTCTAATAAAGATATTTGCTCTTCAAGATTAGCAGCAGGCGAGAAGAATCTCCCTTGTCTAATTGCTTCCTCTTTAACTTTTGGATCAAGCATCTCTGTTGTGGCTATATCAAATTTTTCTTTTACGTTAATGGGCTTTGTAAAATTCTCTGAATAATCAGGTCTATTGACATCTCCTCCTGGAGCAAACTTCTGAACTACACCACCATTAGCAAATGCAGGAATACCATATTGGCGTAATTCGTCCTTGGTCAGTGGGCGCTGGAACATGGGTCTATCTAATATAGCCATTATGATAACAGGCTAATGCCTGCCCCCGTTCCACCTAGTGCACCTAAGGTGCTTAAACCTGCAATACCTAAACCAGCTACTTGTTGGAAGAGTGATGGTGAAGGCTGTTGAGTGTATTGAACTTGTGATGTCGGAACGCCTCGTAGAATATCAGAAGCAAATCCTGCTCTTCTAAATGGTTCTTGTTGTCTAGCAAGTTCAGTTTGTCTTTGAGCTTCTAGAACATTTTGTTGTTGTTGTTGTTGAACACCACCTACACTTAATAATCTGTTAATATCAACTCCTTGAAGTTGTTGACCTAGGGAACCTAAACCAGACTGTGCTTGAGCCACACCTAAAGTTTGTGTTCCAAGTTGTCCTAATTGTTGTGCTGTTGCTCTTTGTGCAGCTTGTGCTTGTAAATAGTTTCGAGAAAGATCTTCAAAAATTCTTTGTGATTTAACCTGTGCTAAGTTTCTAGCTTCTTCTGCTTCACGGACACCGAATCGTGATCCACCAAATGCACCCGCAGCTACAGCTTCCGCTGCTGTTCGTTGACTTTGCATTTGTGCCTGCCTGTCTAATTCTCTTAAAGCCTCTTGAGTAACTCGTTGTTGATACGGATCCATATATGTTCCGACTTGAGAAGGATCAAGAGTTCTCACCCCTGCGCCAATGGCTCCGAGTCCTGCACCGATAGTTTTTCCCGCTGTTTCTAAAAAAGGACGGTAGGCACCTAAGCCTGCTTGAGCTTCTTGAATGGCTGTTAATTGTGCTTGCTCTAAAGGAGCGACCTCTTTTGCAGGTACTGCTTGTGGAATACCTGCTAAACCTTTTATTCGTAAATCATATTGTACATCAGTTTCACCCGGTAATCTTTCGGGTAGTTCTTCTCCAGGGGCTAAAGGAACACCCATGACGGATGCTAATAATTGTTCTGCTCTCTCCTCAATAAAGGGGGCTTGTCTCGAATATTGAACTATCTCTTCTGCCATTACGCTACCTTACTTTCAAATTTATCCATCATTTCATACATCATCTTGGCACCTTTGCGACGTTGTTCCAACTTATCATCTTTATCTGCACCATTCAATGCCCCTAGTCCACGAACTGCTTGAGCAGTCATGACAAACTCTCCATCAGATAACATCGCAGGAATGTCATCAGATTTCTCTGTCCCTGGTCCGTCGATCTGTCCTACTTTACGAGGGAAGTTGTTGACGACATCATCAAGAGATCTTGACTCGGTATCGATAACATCTCCACCTTCAGCTAAACTTCTATATGTTGGTGCAGCTGAACCATACTCTGTTGCATAAGCAACATCTGGCATTCTTAAATCTAAAGGCATCACGCTTCCTGGTTCTGGTGAAGGTTGAACAGGAGTAACTTCTTCTTCCTCTTCCATTGAACTTAATCCAGCTACTGCACCTAACCCTAATGCACCTTTTGCTAAAGTTCCCATTCCACCAAAAGATTCTTTGATGTTGGATAAATATCCAGCTTCTCTAGCGGCAGCTTGTTTTGCTAATTGTCCTTCAACAGCAGTGGCAGACATTTGCCCTGCGATTGGTTGAGCACCTAGGGCACCGAAGCTTGCGCCTCTAGCTGCCATTACTCCTCCTGTTAAACTTCCTAAACCGAAACCCATTAATGCATTGGTTGCAATGTTTGCAGGGTTATCTCCTCTGATAGCAGATCCAATACCCGTTCCAATTGCAGCTCCAATAGGGCCACCAAGAAAAGCACCAGCGATTCCTGTGACTGCGGGTAGAATCTTTTTTAACATTTACATCCTTATTTTTTTGGGGTCACGGCACCTGTAAATAATTTAGGGGCAATGACGTTTACGTCTCGTCTAATATCAGCTTCTGTTGTATCCGTATCGGCATTATCAATGTCTGCCTGACACTCTTCATGAGAGGTATACTCTACGCCAGTTCTTGTATTAGTAATTGTTGTTTCGACCTTACAGCTATAGACAGGGATTTGATTTCCCTCAATGTCGTATTCATAGCGTAAGATGACCGGTTCATCTGTAATCTTTGCCATAGTATAGTTTTATAGGCGAAAAGATAGGAAATCAACCGATTATATTGCCTAAATCACAAGTCAAAGATAGTTTACTACTTTCGATATTAATTACTTCGTGTTCTGTATTTTTATCAAAAAATAAACAATCTTGGTTCTTTAGCGTTCTTTTTTCGCCCCCAATTAACCACTCAGACTCACCATAAATATTCTTTACTAAGACAGCATAATCATGAGTATGTTTAGGAAAAGATACTGATTTTCTACCACTTCCTAAATAGAGATTACAGTTACGAAAACTTTTACAGTAACTATTAATCAGTT